TATTTCTATGCAGGCAGGAGCCTTGTAAAACCTCTGTTCCCCATCTATGTCTACAACCACTTCACCTTTTGCCAAGATAGATAGATGGGAATACGAGTGGACGTGCTGCGGAACCGCCCACCCTTTTGGCAGAAAGTATTCTTTCCCGTATATCCCATCAGCGAAGTGATGGCGCAGATCACATTCCACCCATCGCTCCTTGCTGCTGGCCTTCCATCAATGTCTGCTGCTGACCTGCCATCGCTAATGCAGCCTGCTGCTGAAGCATCATCTGCTGCTGTTGTTCCATCAGGAAGCCACGCTCTGCGGCTGTATTTCTGACTGCTGACGGGATGCCCAACTTGTCGCCAATGTAATCAATCAACTCGCCCGTCTTAACAGCAAGTTGCCCCTCCCCGCCCATCGTGGCAGTAAGCTGCATAAACTGGATGATGTTGTTAATCTCTTCCATGTTCTGCGCCATTGCCAGCGGAGCCACAGGAGAGACTTTGATCTCCAGACCATTGACCTTCAGCGGCATATTGACTAAGCCACGCTCATCCATGACCTGCAAGATCCGAGATACCATCGGTATCATCGTCTCGTTAATCAGGCGACCAAAGGCAGAACCAAGGTTTTGAGCCAGTTCCTTCATACGCTCGACCACCTCAGTGGCAGAACGAGCCGACATATTGTCTGGCGGCAGTGACTCATCGAGCAAGGTACGCTTAATGTTGGCACGAAGATCATTGATGACGATCTGGCTGACGTTAAAGTCACCCGCACGAGGCAAAGCTTTAAGTGATTCGCCTTGTGGACCGCCGTTACGAGCCACAGGGATAATCGCACCCGGCACAATCTTGACTGTCTGAGGGTTTAGCACACCATCATCAGCTGCTGTGTACACACCAGCCACGGCCAAGGAGGCGTTTTTAAGCAGCAACTCAAGGGTTTTGTTCAACGTCTTGATGTCGGGCATTGCAGTTAGCAGTGGGCCACGGCCATAGACTTCGCCTGCCACCTTAGAGTAGCGGCTAATTACCCACGGAGAAGACATCATCCGACGGTAGACGATCTCTTCTTTGGTCTTTGCCTCAATGACGTGATAGCACCAGTCACCACGTTCTGCGTCATAGATCGTTGCCTCCAACAGATCAACCTCATCCGTCGGTTTGCTGTCGATCATCTGCGTTAAGTAGTCGGAAAAGATAGCGTCCTTCCATTGCTGCTGGATGGCCTCTGCCTTCATCCGCATACGGCGGTAAACTTTGTCTACTTGACCGTTCGCACCCTCTTCGTAACTAACCAAAAACATTGGAACAGGGATAAAGTTGATCGGCATGACATCATCACCCGGCTGGATCATCATGCAAGCTGTGCCAACCGCTATGTCCAGCAGGAACTCGCCAATAGCAATGTCGAAGTTGGACTGCTTAATGACCGCAAACATCTTCTCCATGTACACATCCATGATGGCCTGTGCTTGGTCGCGCTGCTCTACTGGGACATCCGTGCCGGGTTCTAGCCTGCACCACTTACGCTGCGGCGGGAAGATGCCTGACTGCAAACGGTTAGCAAATCGCTGGGTGCTGTTGATAGCTGTCGCGTCAAACACACGAGACATCTTCTTTGCGCCCTTGGAGTTGCCGTCGTAGTAGCCGTAAAGCTGGCGTTGCGGCAGAGCAAACTCATAAGCATCAGTGTATAAAGACTCAAACAAGTCCTTATCGCGCTGTGCTTTCTCGGCACGACGCAAGATCTCATCCGTTGGCATCTTCTTGCCTTGGTAGACCTTGCGGCGTGTACCCTTCATATAAGACATCTCAGCCATTATTTCAGCCTTTCTTTCATCAGCATTGATCGTTCAGACTGTCTTGGGTTCATTGCGGCACGGGCTTGCCCTTCTTCTGCATCCATAATTGTGTGGATCTGCTTTGCCCTTTTGTCGCCTTCTTCCCCCGTTTTGTATACGGGCCACTTGCCAGACTCGATGTCTGACTTCCAAATGTTAAATAATTCGTTCTCGTTTTTAACAATCTTCTGGTTTACCCAGCCCGGCACTGTGGCAAACTGACCCTTGTACTTGCCTTCAGGTATGTAGATGGTTGACGAGTAAACGGTAATAGGATTGCCGCCGGGATCACGGCCTACTTTGCCTGTAGAAATAGAGTTCCTGTGGTAATCCACAATGCTTTTTTCAGCAGGACTCAACATCATGTCAGGCATCGTTCTTCTCCAGCTTGTATTTATCCAGCATATTTCTGCCCTTTGCAGCCAACCGTCTTGCAGCGCCAGCGGTTCTCGGCACAGGCTCACCCCATGCGTTCGCAGCTAATGCCAGCCTTGTTGGATCACCATCCTCATCGACCAATGGGCCACTTGGATTGGTGTAAAACCGTGTCAAGAAAGATCCTTTGCGACGCGCCTTCTCACCTGACGGAGACGATTCTTTGACCCCCGGTTGAAGATTCTTGCTCTCACCGGATGCCTCAAACTTACGTCTGCCAGCCTCAGTCAATCCGCCTTCAGGATCTTTGTATTTGCTCATCACTTCCCTCTAGCCGCTGCCATATTGTCGATTAAGTTCGGGTACGGACGGCCAGCCTTTTGCGCTCGACGCATAGCATTGCGTTTTTGTGCGTCACTCAACTTGTCTGGCTTGCCTAAACCCTTTGGCCTTGGCTCATCCCAAACTTCTTTCTTCGGCTTGTCCATTATTCGTACCACTCCAAGGCTAGGTGTGCTGCGTGAGCAACACCGTTTACGTTTGTCAGTCGAAACAAATAAGTTGTCAGTGGTTTTAAGACGTACTCAAGTGAGCCTGCGTCGCCACCACCTGCCTTCTTGCCTACACCACCGGGAACAATTTGTCCGTCAAGCTCCGTACCTACTGCTGTCACTGTCGGCGCAAAGACCATCGCGACTTGGCTTGGATTGCTGACTGCATAATTCCTGTTCCTGCTAATTGGCGTAAATGGTGTGCCACCACTGGTCGTTGAACCCTCGTAAATGTACAGTTCTGCGTCACCTATACACAAAGCTTCGACCGTCAAATGAGGAACTACGCCTGCTGGTGAGGCCATTGCTATGTCAATGCTGGCACCAGCGGCTAGTTTTGCGCTAACTGGGTACATCTTGTAGGCAAAGAATGCTCTGCCGTCATGGTTCCGCTGGTGGTTTACGTCCACCATAATCGATGGCGCATCAGCACCAGCAACAACGTAGTTGCCAGCGTTGTTTTTCTGAACCTGCGTGACAAACCGGGACTTGGTTGTCAGCGATTCAAGGGTGACTTCAGTGACTGCCATCAGTCTTCCTTGCCTTCGTGTTCTATTTCAGCAGCCTTCTTCATGTCTTCTTCGTTTGGCTTGCTTCTTCCAGCCATTTTTGCAAATAGCTTTGCGGCCTTACGCTGAAAAGGAGTGCGCTGCATAGGCATCTCTTCTTCTTTGTCTTCTTCTTCCCCGATAATGATCTTGATTTCCATTATTTAAGCCTTTTGTTTAGTGGCCTTACGAGCTTCCGAAAGCGCAATCGCTTGAGCTTGTTTAGGGTCCTTAACAACCGGGCCGCCTTTGCCAGAATGTAGTGAGCCAGACTTGTATTCACGCATCACCTTTTTAACTTTTTTATCAAACTTATCCATTTAATGCGACTCCTTGAGATAGCATTGGTCTTGACTGCGCTCTACGTCCTGTTGCCGCCAGTCGCCCAGCTTTGCGTTCTGCAACTTCTCGTTGAAATTCCTCGCCGAGTGCTTTCTTTTTTGCTTCAATCGTAGCCGTTTCTTTGTCAAGCTTTGAAACATCAGCAGAAACTGGAGCCTGCTCTGTAAAGGTTGGCATTTTATTTTTTCTGTAAACAGCCAATCCTTCAGTCAAATAATCAGCATCACTAATTTGGCTTAGATACCTTGTCTGACCGTCTTCAGTAAAGGAATAATCCGTACTCTTTTTTACGGGTTTCATGTACCCAAGCAGCGTCGTTGGGTTTGCTTTATAAGCAGCTAATTGTTTATTGAATTCCTCAAGCTTTTTTGCATATTCACTTGTTTGTTGTGCGCTACCTTGTAGTGCAGTCTCTTTTTTCTGAAAAACAGATTGATATTCTGGAGATAATGCAGTTAATTGCGATTGATATTGCTCTGCTAATCGAGCAATGTCACGCTGCCTTGCGGTGGGTTTCTTCGCCATATTAAAGCTCCATTCCAGCGCCAAGAACGCCGAGTTCTGGGTTTAATCTTTGTTCTGACAATAGCGCACGTTGACCTCCACGCGCTCTGGCTTTCATCTTGGCAGACTCTTCTTGCCCCATGCGGCGGCGTTCGTCTTCAAGTTCTTTAGCAATGCGGTTAGCCTCGGCCTCCATTGCGCCTTTTTGCTCTGCATACTTAGCAGTTTCGGCGGCAAGTCGCTCTTTAGCTATCCCGGCTTGCTGCTGTTGAATTTGTATTTGTTGTTCTGTCTGCCGCTGAGTTACAGCAGCCTCACGTTCAGCGACAAGACGCGCTTCTTTAGCGGACTTTCTTGCCCTATCGGCCTGATAAACCGACCCACCCAAAACAGCCATTGAAATCCAGAACGGCATATACCCTCCCAACAAAATATTTGGAAGAAATTGTATTCCTTTTGCGGTAAACAGCAATACAATGATATCACGCGTATATCATTATTTAAGCAAAGATGTCAAAGTCTATGGATGCGGAAGTTTGTTGGATGAATTGACCGCCTACGCCTATAGGGGACTTGGTCATTCTGCGGTGTTCGCCGCCACCTAGTAGCAGGTAGCCGAAAGCGTCACCAACGTGGGAGTGTTCGTTCTTGTTGGGTGCGTCCCGGAAGCGTTCTTGCCCTGATCCGACGGATACCCGCTTGAAATGGTAGCCGCCAGCCAAGGATTTACGCAGTAGCTTGCAGGATTTATCCACAATCAGGCCGGGTTTACCTTGGATTAAGCGCTGCATTGGGGCTGCGGCTGCTTCTCGGCGTACTTTAAAGTCGTTACTTGGCGTAGGCTGGGCGCGTAACCCCAGTGTTCGCAGGTGATCGAAGGCTGTGACTTCGTAAATAGCGTCTCGCTGCATACCGGCTGGGTCACCCCAGATCATTACTTGTGCTTTTGGGAAGCGGGCGTTCAATTCACCCAGCAGTTGCTGACCAAAACGCTCCAGACCCATGTCAAAGGTGACGATCTCGTGGAGAACTTTCCATGTACCAGAGGATGTCTTTTGTCCAATGACGGCGGCTGGGGTCAAACCGAAGTCAAGGCCAATCTGGATTGGCAGGCTTGGGTCGTATTCCAAATCAGCGGACATCATATTATCGTCGTACTCAGGCCAGACGGGTCTGCCTTCTTGGACGTAGGTGTATTTACCTTCGGCGTAGCAGCGAATCCAGTCTAAGTTTTTACCGAGGAGCATTTGCTGGTAGTAGCCAGCGGGGAGGTTGCCGATGTTTTCAGCTTTAGGATTCTTTTGCCACCATCTTCCTGCGCTATAGATGCAATCGTTAGCCTCAGGATTTTCTGGAAGTTCTGCAAGATCAGCCTCGACGACTCCTCCGGGCTGTCTGAAGAATTCCCACTTAAACGCCCCACTCATCTTCTCCTTTTCTGCGAGCTTAAACCACCAATGGTCATCATCCATTGGGTTAGTATCCAATATAATGCCGTGCCAACTAGCACCGCCGTCCCTCTTAGTCGGGTATCGTCCGACTCGGTGTGTCAATCCGTCGATCACTGCCTTGGGTAGTTCCCGTGCTTCGTTGACCCATGCACCTGTCAACTCCAATGAGAGCAGCTTTCTCACATCCTTTGGCTGATCCAGCGCAAGAAAGATCACCTCGCAGTCGATTCCAGCAGCACCATCTCTTGCTGGCAGCTTGATGTGGTGGGTAATCGGTGGTGTCCATAGCAGGGGGCCAAAGGTATTCTCTGGGAACAGATCAAGCCACGTCTTAATCGTCGTGGTCTTTAGCATTGGGTAGCTGTTTCGCACAATCGCAAAGCGGCTGTACTTGATGCCGTCAACCGGAGAAGGCTTTTGCTGCACGGCCTTCATCATAATCTCGGCACAGCAGGCGTATGACTTACCTGATCCTACTGGACCCATGATGCCACGAACAAAGGCGTTAGATTGCAGGAACTTCCACGCCATTGGGCTAGTGGAAAAGTCGAGATTTAATCCTGTGATGGGAAGTTCTTTACTGCTCTGCTCTTTGGTCTTCACGAACATCCTCCACATCGATGATCTCAGGCGCTTTAACATTAATGCCAATGACGCTCGGTTTATCTGACTCCTCGGCAGTATCCAGTAGCCCCGAGGCTTTAGCTAAGATGCGTAGAACGCCGACTTTATCGTATAGTTCTATGTCCAAAGTACGCACACAGCCGCCTTCTTTGTCGTAGCGTTCGTTGACTTTGATGGACTTAATGGCTTGCAGTGCGTGTTCAGGGATATCTTTACTGGCTTTGACCTTAATATTGCCAGTCTCATCCCACTCCATGATGTCGGTGAGTTTGGTATTGGCAATAGTCAGCAGGGAGTAAGCGACAGCTTCCCTGTTCTTGGCAATGGTAGCGGATCCACCCAGACGCTTCTGGACGTTTTGGACACCGCCCCACTGCTTTAGTGATGGTATTTGTTTAGTAACAGCCATAGTCTTTATAAGTTGTTGGCGACAGCTATTCCCTATTGCCCGTGTGCGATATGCCACTGCCAGCTATTCACTGACACCAACACGACTGAGGACTGCTGCCTTACGAGCACGCTTAGTCACTAAGGACACTCCGCTGATCTCATTACCTTTAGTCCGGACTTTCCAGTAATAAGCCAATCCTCATGCGTGTTAGTGCCGGTCTATCCCGGCTGTCTGTATCAATTACAAGTGGTATTACAGTTACCGCCGTAGCAGCAGGTGGTGCAGTAGACGCAGCCATTAGGGCCACAGTAGCTGTTGTAGGTGCAGGCTGCGTAGCTCATAGTTGCGGTAGCTGCTAGCCAGAGTGCGATAAGATATTTCATATGGCTCCTTTAAGGATTATTAGTTGGGTACTCGCTGCGTCCTTAGCCCCGAACGGTTGCCCTTCGGTCATTACCCACAAGCGCATTCGGCATCCGCTTTCCCCAGAGAACAATATA